CGCAACACCGCCCGCGAGACGAACCTTCAGACCGTGATAGGTTGCCGGATCTGTGTACAAATAGTCGGCATGATAGGTGCTGCCGCTGCCGCCGACTTTCGAAGGCAGCATCGCGAGTTTGTCGTAGATGAGCTCCTTGATCCAGCCGGTACTTCTGGCCATGTTGCCTGCGAAAATCTTGTCCGCAACCGTTGTCGGGTCGTATGCGGCATACATTGACGGAGTGACGTATACTTTTGAGGCACCGTCCACTTCGATATCCACAATCAGACCGTTAACAAACTGCCAGATGTGACCGAACGGATTCATCAAACCTGCAAAGAAAGGAACCTTGGCCGAGTAAACGGTCTGGCCATCCTTGTCCTTGATGGCATAGATTTTCTGACCTGTGAAGTCACCGATGTCGTTGTCTTCGTCGTCTTTAATCGAGAACACATTCGGGATAAGCGGATGATATCCGTTATAAGAATTCCAAGAGCCGCTCGACCACTCTGTCACGCCGGCACCGAGACCGCCTTGCGGAAGACCGTCGGAATCGGCGTTGGCGTTGATGGCCGCCTGGCTGTTCCTATCGCCGAAATAGATACGCATGAGTATCTCGAGGACTGCGCGAGCCACAAACCAGTCAGCCTCCCAGCCGGTACCGCGAAGACGTGCGGCCGCACTGAATGCGTTAAGGCTCTTTTCGGTTCTCGGCATGCCAAGGAACGAGCATTGTGGCAGGTCGGCGTCAAGCTGTGTGTAGGTTGCCGGATTCAAGGCGGAACCGCCGCCACCGCGATAGTTGGCGTCATTCGAGATGAGTGAGCATAACTTGCCACCTGCTGCATCCCATACACCAGCATTGAGCCAGCTCAAGCCGCCGCGAGGGATTCTGGTGAGCTTGTGGTTCTGGTATGTCGGAAGCAATGAAACGATTTCAAAAGTGTAAACAACACCATTGATTGTTTCATTCCACTTTCCATAATAGAACCAGTTCCAGCACCACATACACTGACCCTGTGTGCCATCGAGAGCCACAGCGTTGCCCGCGATGTCCTGGTATGAATGCTGCGGGTGCAACTTCGTATAAAGGCGGTCATCCGTCACAAGGTAGCGGCCAATACCGAGGTTGGCCAAGAGGTTCTTTCCGAAGTCGAGGTTACCGAAATAACCTGTTGCCTTGGTTTGTGACATCGACTCGTTCCAATAGCGTCCGAAACACGCTTTGGAAGCCGGCTCGAGACCGAGCTGTTCCGGAGTCATGCTTCCCACGAGTGTGACACCGTTAATCTTGGGCTTGTTGGTGAGGTCAGGATAATCTGACGTTCCACCGCCGCCACCGCTGCCTCCATTAAAAGGATTGACATTAATTACATCTGCTTTCATAGTCACCTCCTTTATTGTGCAATCTGAAAATTACTCAACAGCTTGAACGTTGTGAAGTAACCGCCATTGCTGTTAGTTGAGCATTTAACTCTCAAAAACGCTCCTGTAGGAATGAATGGGATATTCCACATTATGGCCACCGCAGCACCTGCGGTAAGCTCTTTTGTAGAGTTTGGTACGTCACCCCACACGCTGCCGTCGATGCTCTGTTGCAGAGAGACCTCAAATCCGGTGCCTGTAAGGTCTGTGAATTGAGCCTGTGCAACAGCGAGGGAACCGTCAAGCTGTAAAGCCTCAGATGCATAGTCGCCTGATGCCAGGTTGTAGTTTGGATTCTTTTCTTTTAAACTCATTGGACTAAAATTATATGGGTTTGACATATATGCCGTTGCCGGCTTGATTTCATTCTGTTGATAGTATTGGACGACCTTTTTGTCAATAGCGGCCGGAACGTACAGAACCGTTCCGCTTTCGGGGTACGACGTGACCTCGATATTATTCAATATAGCAATATCATAAGCCGCGTCAACGCTGCCGCAGTTTTGAATCGCCACATCAAAAACCGTCTGTCCGTTCAGCACCTCGACCCGTCTCATGACTCAGCACCTCCACTCTGCTGTTGTGCAATATTTGAATAGTGACCGTCAGCTGTGTCATACACAGGCGAGGTCAGATATACAATATGATTAAGATATACAGTGTCCACCTTGGAACGGACATACAAATCCCCGTTGGTTCTGACTTCTATATATCCCGAATCATTAGGCAGATACACTGGAATAGCAGGTCTCGGCAATCCTGTCGCAACAACTGCATTCCAACCGGCACCGATAGCATCCTGTCTTAGGTGGCCGTATATCTGTACCATACCGCCAATCATACGGTATCTTATACCGCTGCCTGTTAAGTCGTTTGGGCTGAGTGTGCCAGAATCCACAGCTTTGACGCTGTTGGCGATTCTCTCACTCAAATCCCACGCGCCTTTACTAATAGCCAGCTGGTAGCTCGCCGACCCGGTTACAAGTGACGGGGCGAGGTAGTCATTCCTGAACACCTGAGATACACCTGTGGTCTCAGATAATTTAACTTCTCTTTGCCCTGCAGGGTCAAAGTTGGTTACCTTAGTAAATTTTATTTTTGGGCTGCTGCCTGTGTATGAGGTGGCGGGCAAAGCCCTGACAGGCAGAACCTCGCCATTGTAATAGCACCATCCGGCTGTCATTGACACCTTGGAGCCGTTGTCCGTTATTTTGCAGCCCGAAATAATGAAGTCTGTCTCTCCAAGAGAAAGCCCTTCCAATATGGCTGCAAAAACCTCGGAGATTCCACCTTGCAGAAAACGCATGTCATCTGTCCAGATAGGTGTCCTCGCCAGCGGATGCGGATAATTCAGATTCTTCATAATATTATTCCACTGGTGTTGAAGGTTCTAATGACAATGGGCATGCGACAGTGTTATACTCAACACTGCCGATTGTTAAGTCCGGACAATCGGTCGCGAGTCCGGAATGAAGACTCTGCACATAGCCGATAAAAGAGGTTCTACGAGCCTCATAATCAGCGTTGGACATCTGTGCGAATTCATTGTCGCTCAGTGCCGGATAGTTTGTGCCGCCATAGGAAAAAGCGGCTGTAATGTTGTAGGTGTTTGTGGTACTGCCCTTTGTTATTGTAAGGGTTTTCTTTCTCGCGTACCCTGTGTTAATCCATCCCATAGGTTGTTTTTTTATTTGTTATTATTCTCTTTCGTCGCCTCCTTCCTTCACCTGTCGGCAAACGGAAGCAGACCATTCATATTTATACGGTTCTTCAGAAACCTTCACACATACTGCACTCGACCAAGCGAATGTGTATGGTTTTACAGCTTCCGCCTGCTTGGTGCATATCAGATTGCTCCAGCTGAACTCATAGTGCTCAGTGGTGTATTTTTTCGCACATACGACATTAGACCAGGCAAAGGTGTAGTCGCAATCCCTTACACAAACGAGATTAGACCAAGCGAAGTCATAAGTTGTATTGAGCACACAGATCAGGCGTTTCCACTCAAAGTTGTATGTCTCGACAACTGGCTCGAGTTCAAGTGCGCACACGCCGTTAGACCATTCGAATGAATAATATTCCACGGTCATATTCTCATAAACGATTACATACTGCTTGCCGGCGAGTTTGTATTCGTCGATGATGGCGCGAAGCCCCAACTCATCAACCGCACCATAGAGCGATTGAGGCAGACAGACCTTGAAATCAGCCTGCTGGACGTGTGACATTCCTTCCGACGGAACCCATACCTGCTGCTCGATGGCATTGTCGCTTGGGAAACTGACCTGAAAGTTTATCAGCTCACCTTGCGCGTTTGACGGAACGAAAACCTCCTCGATATAAGTTCCGTCCGTTATTGTGCACCTGTCGTCACCGCAATAGTCGCACACGACCTGTGTAAGGCTGTACACCTGACCTGTATGGGAAAGTCGGTATTCCTTTTTCTCGCGGAATATCGTGAACTCCATGTGCAGATAAGATACAGGGTTAAGCAGGCATCTCAGCAGACACATGAGATTCGTCTTCCGAAGCGATATCGGAACAAGCGACAGCAGGCGTTCGGTTGATAACGAATATTTACTCATATACAACAGTCAAGTGTTTGAGGTTAATATGGCCTGCTATGGACTTGTAGCTCTGACCTGACAAATCCGTTACAGTCTGGTTGTTGTCATGCGCATAGAACACACAGCTTTCTATCGTGACATCAGTGATACCCGTCACTTCCTGCAGCGCGTCGATAAGCTTTGTCTTGTTGAAGACACCGCCGTATCTGATACCGTTAAGATAATCCTTCACGGCATTCTCAATCACGCTGTCGTTACCTTCCGGCATGACAAGTCTGTTAGGCCAAACACGCAGGGTGAGAGTCAGGTCGTCACTTTGGATGCTTGATATCGCAAGATGAACCCCCGCAAACTTAAGGTTATTCATGTATGCCGAAAAACCGGTTAACTGAGCTTCAGTAAGAGGGTCGTAATTCGCTCCAGAGACCTTGACGGTGACGGTGTTGTACTCCTCGACAACGGCAGCGTATTTCACAATCTGCTTATCCTCGTCCGTCGATGCGTATCTGCCGTTCTCGGCAAAATAGGCATTGGCGTTGCTGTTGTCCTGATACTCCATCGCGCGATTCCACAACCAGGCGACAGAACCGGGATAAGCGGCGGTTATGCGACCCTCGACGTCACCTTTGAACTGGTCGAAAAGGCGCTCCATGATATGGTGAGCCAATGCCACGATATATATAATGATGTTTAAAACACTGGCGGAGCTAACTTGAGCCTCCCAGCTTTTTGTTGTGTCAAGTTCAAGACTCTGGACGAGTTGCGGAGTCGCAAGAATCTCGTCAGTCATTGTTTTCTTTATTTCCGCTACTGTTCTCATAGTTCAATGCTAATATTCTCATTGTCAAATTCAACTGTTTTGGCTGTAACCAAACCTTTTTTAAGGCTTTCCTTGATTTCATTTTTCCAGTTGGGGTTGAAGTTGCCTCCAAGAACCCTCGTGGCTCCAAAGCCCATGACAGGCATCTCTTTGAACGCACCACGATGCTCCGTGACAATAGCCTCCACAGTCTGGCCGTCGATGTCACCGATAAGAAAATCCTTGCCGGAGAACATTATCTCATTGTTGTTATCTGTCAGAATCCCCTTCATGGCTTTATGATATTGATCCGGTACCTGTTGACGTTGTGCTGCCTCCTCCTGCGGATGTAGTGACTGCTATTCCCGGTTGGACTGTAACTTCCCCGGTTTTGACGAAATCTTTAATCAAATCCACAAGACCGTCAGCAAAGTCTTCGGATGATTTCTCGCCATCCTTGCAGTCCTTCATGAGTTTTTTCAATCCCGATTTAAATGTAGCATCGTCTAACATAGTATCTGGTTTAAATTTGTTTTTACTTTCTTGATTTTCGTTACGGTATCAGCGGCAAACGCGCCTGTTCCTGCAGGCGTGGCAATTACCGCCGTACTCAATGTGTCAAGGAGCGTATCCATCTCGTCCTTGAGACTTACAGAGTCTTTTTTAACCTTCACCTTGCCGTCAGCGATTTCAACCTCGAGTTTTTTTCCGTCTTTGTATTTTACCGCCTCATCCTCTATGGAGATGGCCGTGTTCCCGTCCGAGAATGTGACCTCGATTTTGGCTATTTCGGAGAACATCGCAATATAGGCATCGGTGTTACTGAGCATTCCCACAACGACAAAGCTGTCATCTGCAGGTGTCACAAGAATGCCTGTTTTTTCCTTGAAAGCGTTCAGCCTGACTTTTTTGATAAGTGCGCCGTCAAGAGGCTGCACGTCGCAGTAGTTTCCCGATACGCTGCCGGCCACCACGTTGCCAACGGCAAACGGGGCGTCACCGAGAATGTGGCATTCCGCGAAGATGTCCAACAATGCTTGTTTTATAGCCTCTTTTGCACCCATATCAATGAATTTCAGTACCGAGATTTATCTTTTGCCTGTAACCGTTCGACTGCGTTCCAAACGAATATGTCACGGCATCCACATTGAATTTTTTGCCGTCCCTTTCCGGATGAAGCTCGTCTTTTATAAGCACCACGTCACCGCATCTGACGAATGGGATGCCGAATGCCGTTATGGTGCCTTCCATCTTATCGACCTTGAAGTCCTTTATCTTCTGCTTTGCGTATTCACGCAGCTGTGACTCATCATGAGCATCCGGGAAGAAGAAGGTGCGCATCTCGTATTCGCTGCCCTTATCCTTGGCATCCGCAGGTTCAGTCACGGAGAGTATTTTGTTCTCCTTGGTGATGCATTTCGCGATGACGGCAATCTTCACGTCCTCGGCCAAGGTGTACTTCAGATTGTCCGTTATGATGTTTCTGCCGTATGTAAACGTCACCGTCTTTGAATCGGAAATCTCGCTGAACTGCATGAGTCCCTGCAGCGTGCCGTTTTTGAAAAACAGGTTTATGCCGTAGTTCTTGCGCAGATACTCGAATACCTTGGCGACTGTCACCTCGCCGTTAATCCTCAACTCTCCGAGCTCTATGTCGGCGATGGTTTTGTCTGTTATTTCAGGCAGATGCTCCGAAATGAACGCCTTGAGAGAAAACTTCTCATAATACAGGTTCTTGACAGTCTTCTGCTTCAGCATCCAGGCCTCGTCCTCGCATTCAATCGTGATTGGTCTGCCTGTTGAAACATTGGTTATATAGCCTTTAAACACCGTCTGAAGACCCGAATCCTCATATCCGAGGTCTATAGTTATCTTGTCCCCACGCTTGATATAGTCCAGAAGATTTCTGTCATGGAACTTAAGGTTGCGTGGCAAGGTCAATTTGGCTGTGTCGGTGATAGTTTTCATTGAAGTTGCAACTTCAACTTGCGACACATAGTCAAATTTTATTATCTTTGCACCCGTAATCTGTATGTTACATTTCAAGACAAGCATGGCATGAAGATTTTGATGATATTACTTATAGCCCTCTTTGGCAGGTCGCCGCTTGGAACCGTTGACAAAGAGCGTTGCGCGTTTGTATATTCAGAGCCGCATGAGCCGCAGGAAATCAATCTTACAGGCAATGTAAGGATAGTCGATATCGGCGAGACCTTCCGGGTCAGAATAGTGGATATCGGCGAAGACATCAAAGTGGTGCCGACCGACTTTCCGTCGCAATGCGGAGAATGGCGGTTTGTTGACGTTGGAGAGGATTTCTCCGTCCGCTTTGTCGATATAGGGGAAGATTTCACCATAAGACTCTCCGATTTCTAAACATTATCCTCAACTAAAAAACTGTGGTCTATATCGCTCTGAAAGTTCAGAGTGAAAGGCATGACGTTAAAGAACTTCATCTGCTTCTGGTCGAAGTTGCCTCTCACGAAAACAAGCTTCGTTATGTCGAAAATCTCATTCAGATAGACGCTGACGACATCGATGGATTCATTCTTTGAAAGTATTTTGTTTAACAACTGCATCTCGTCAACCGGGAAGGCATACTGGTTGTCTATTATCAGGTTCCCTGATATGTCGATGTTATAGTCCCCGTCCTGTATCAGCTCCTTTATCGAGCCTGTCACACCGACAAGCTGCTGGGAGTGTATCACCTTGGTTTTAACGACATTGACCTTGGCGTCGATAAATGAGATCGTTGAATCAGCTGTGACCAATTTAATGTCGTTACATAAATGCGTGCCATATTTCGACCGATCGCCGCCGTTAGAAAGTATGCTTTTAGGCTTAATCAAGCTGTTGGCATAGTTATTTACCTGGTCGGCATCTGTCAGCGCAACCTCGAACAATCCTTCCTGTACCTTTCTGCTGCCAAGCGTAATGCCGAACTGACGCGCCTTCAGAGCAGCGTTAATGGCTTGTGCCTGAATACTGTCCCTATTCAATGAAATCTTAATCAGCGTCATGACATATAGTTTACATCGTTAACAACATTCTGCAAGGCTCTTGAGAGTTTGTCCATAAAGTCGGATGCTGTCTCAGGATTTTCATTTGTGCTGTTGAAATGGTTTACAACCTCCTTGATCAGACCGTCGTTTATGGTTATGTAATAGTTTTTGACCTGTTTGCCGCCGCCCGAAATGGAATCAGCTGCAGCCTCAACCGCTGTGGTGGTTGTACCACCGCCGCCGGTATTGCCGCCACCGTTCTTGTTTCCATCCCCATTACTGCCGCCTGTGCCGCCGCCATTGCCTTTATTGTCGTCTTTTTTCGTTCCAAGAAAATCGTCCATAAAACCCTCATACATTGAGCGTTTTAGCATGACCGCATCGTATTTGTTCTTATATTTGGCCTCACGTTTCTTATCAGTGATTTCGCCGTAGCTTGTCATCACTTCCCCCAAAGCAGCTTTATTGGCTGAAATTTCGGCAACTTCCTGGACATACTCTTCGGGGATTTCAACTTTCACTTCAGCATAATAACCATTATCTGCTATTCTCTCCTTGATGTTTCCGTAGTGATCTATGTAGGCGTCACTTCCTTTATATCCCATTGCCTCAAGTATCTCCCTTTCACGTCCGTTTTGGATCTCATTGTATCTGGTTCTTGCGGCCATACTGGCCTGATACTTGACAACATTGTTCAATGCGTCGTCTGCATCCTCTTGTAATTCGTCAAGCATGCGCTGAAGATACGCCTTACGTATTTTCTTGTCATACTCCTCGTTTGCGCCCTCGAGAGCCGTCTTGATTTCTTCAACGGACGCTTTCTCAAGGTCGAGGTTTTTAAGCAATTCAGGGTATTTCTGATTAATAAGGTCTATATACGTAGTCCTTAATGCCTCATTGTCATTAGCCCCAATCAAAGAATCCACCAGGGCGTTCATCTCAGCTTTTTCCCTTGCTATCTTCTGTTCGGAAGGAATCTCAACCCATCTCTTTACAACATCAATAGCACGGTTGCCTTCATCCATGAGTTTGCGCAATGTCGGCTGCAGACGTTCCCCGAACGCGACTTTCAGCTGATAGGCGTTGTCTTCGAGGTTGGACAGCTTTCCGGCTGTCGTTTCGGCCTGAGTTGCCATCATGCCGAAATATCCCTTGGACTTCATGATTTTAGGCAGGGCGGCGAGGAGCTCGTCCGTTGAAGCGAGAAGCTCTCCGGACTTGCTCACACCCTTTCCTGTGGCTTTAGTCCAGTCATCGACAGTAATCATAAGGTCGCGGAACATATCGACCGCGATACCTTTCTGGCCAGAAGCCATTTTTGAAAATGCGCTCATGGCCTGCTCCATAGGCTTGCCGGAGGCTGCCGCGAGGTCGCCAAGCATCTTGACGTTATCCTCGCTGTACCTGCCGAGAGCCTGGAGTTTGTTTCCTGCCTCAATGACTTGCGGAAGGTCGAATGGTGTCTGCGCCGCTATCTTGAAATATTCCTGCATCCTGTCCTTGGCAGCCTCTGTGGTGCCAAGCATGTTTTTCAATGCAGCCTCATATTTCTCAATTTCATTGGCCGCGCCAAAAGATTCTTTCCCTATGCTGAAACCGACTTGCGCGACTTTCGCCGCTGCGGCCACCGCCAAACCGCCTTTCAGAAGCCCGCTGCCGATACCAGTCTTGTCGGAGATCCTTTCAAAGAAGCCTTCGCTTGTTCCCCCGGCAATGGCGGTCTCGCGCTCAAGCTCGCGTATCTTGCGTTTGGTGGTGTCGATTAGAGTATTGTATTTCCTTATATGATCAACCCTGAATGATTCCCCCTGAAGGTGCTCATACCTTCTCAGGTTGTCCCTAAGTTGGTTTAATGAGCGGTCAAGCGTCTTTACGCCGTTGTTTCCTGCTTTGCCAAAAGCGGCATCAAGACCGGTGGTCTTTTTCTTAGCCGACTCCGCGTCAAGCCCAATCTTTGAAAGGCTGCCCCCTCCAATGACTTTAAGCTGCAGTAACCATTCAACGGTATTTTTCATATTGGAATGCTTTATAATTCTAATCGTTCTCTATCTCGGACAAATTGGACATCCATAAACGCCTCGACAAGTTGCCTGTCAGTCATAGCGTCAATAATATCGGGCGTATATTTAAGATAGAACCTTACATAAGCCCTCATCAGGCGCACATCGTAGCACAGACGCTTGACCTGATCATGACGCTCATAAATGGCAGGCTTTTCTATCCTGCCGAGGCTTAGAGTTCCTTTAAGGAACCCTCCACAATGTCGAATATCAAATCAATCTGGTCAAACAGGCCGAGCAGATATTTATCCGTGGATTTGATCTCCTCATCACCTTCCACCCAGCAGTTCTCGACTATTGCGGTTTTGAAACGTATGCTGGAACCGCCTGCAATGGTTCTGCATGCGTCGATGATTTTCAACGTAGGCGTTGAGAGGACACAGCTTTTGCCGTCTTTTGTCTCATAAAGGAAAAGTTTCCCGTGCTTCGCCTTCAGCACTTTAAGTTTTTCTTCTGTAAATTCCATGGCGTTTAACCTCTAACGATATGACTGATGATAAGCTTTAACGTTTGTTCGTTCTTTGTGTCGCCCTGCTTCATGGTTGTCTTGTCTTCCATGAACTGGCAGTTTTTGAGGATGTCGTTTTTCATTTTCTGTCCGTTGACAGGAATCCACGAGACGATGATCGGGAACGGTGCAATGTCCTGGAGTCTGCCTGTAGGCGAAGCTGCTCTTATGTTCTCAATAGCGGAACGCAAAAGCGTTATGTTGCCGTCAGGCTTGATGTTGCCGTAACCGCGACCGACTGGTTCGCAGCCGACACCATAGATATTCTCCATTTCCTGCTCGTCGCCGTATTCAATAGCTGTCACACCGACTGCAGGAACACCGGCAATGGTGAATATAACGCTCGCCCAGCTGTGCTCGACGCCGTTAATCATTGGAATTGTAGGTACTTGATTCATGGTGCAGTGTTATTAAGAGAGTTTTGTTGTGTAGCCGATTTTGATTCTGACTTTTCTCATGACGCCTTTTGCGACATTCTTGATGACGATCTCAACCTCTGATGACGATAGCACGTTCTGTTCCGGATCAATCTCCACCTTATATCCCGACAACTCACCTTTCTTTTCCATGTCCTCAAGCGCCATGCCGGCGACCTCTTGAAGATATGCAACGGTCTGCTGGTCGAGATTACCTGTATCTGCGTCAACCTTCAGCGGCATGCCGAGTTTAGGCGTGACATAGGCTGTTATGCCGCGCACAGCCTTATCCATGGTTCTGACGCTTTCAATTGTGCAGTAGTCAGATGTGGCAAGGTCAAGAGTCCAAGAGTCGTTGAAATACGATCCGGCAAGACCCGGATATGTGCGCAGGAAGATGTATTGCGATGCGTCGAGACCTTCAATGAGTGCGGTGTCAACAGTATTTAACAGCGTGCCGTCACCGAATGCAGGCACTGACACGCCTGAAGGGAATTTCTCAACATAAGAGATGCTTTCATGCACCGACGCGAGACTGACACATGCCAGGAGGATGCCAATCAATGAAACGGTGTTTTTAGGGGTTGCGTTTGCCGTTGCCGTAAACAGATCAGTGGCGGTTCCCTCTCCGTCCTGGGCGATGACAACACTGACATTCTTCTGTCCGGTCACTGCTATGGCCGCAGGAAGTGAGTTGAGTGCTGCAATTTTAGGAGCGTATAAAATAGAGCACGGCGTGCCTTTTGTCTCAAAGTAAGTGCCGATGCCCTGCAGCGCGGTCACATCAGCTGTAGCGAATGCTTTCGCACCTGCCCATACGCCGATTTGTCTCAACTTACCGTTGGCGAAAACCTGCAAGGTTTTAAGCTCGGCGAATGTTGACGGAGCACTGGTCGAAATTCCGACATAAAGTGATATGGCCGGATTGATGCGGAAAATCTCCGACAACTGATAATGGAGCACCTTGATGAACCAGCTCGCGTTGTCGGATGTGATACCGAGTTCCTCCGCCTTCTCGATAGTCGATATGGCCTTGAACTGGTCGGTACCTGAGAACCCTGACGGATAAGCGTCGAAGCCGTAGAGCATCAAACCAGAAATATGGTCTTCACCAGGCAGTGTTTTCGGGACGCCTCCGTTTTGTCTTTGGATGCTAAGTTTATTCATTTTTGTTGGTTTTGCGTTTGACTTTAATTACACTTTTGTCAGACAGTGAAGATGCCAAGAGAGCAGCTTCGTTTTCAGATGTAAAAACGCGACCGTTGGCTGTGACAAACACTTCTGCAACAGACTCGTCGCAATTGAGAAGTGCGTCTTCTCCAATTTTAGTCAGTACGGTATCGCCTATTGTCGCGTTTTTTTGGTTTTTATTTGCCATTTGTTATCGTTTTAAATAGAGTTTAATTACAATTAAAACAGCCAAGGCTGCTATTAGCGTCAGGAACAGGCGACCGAGATACATTTGGATGATTTGCCACCCCGTGAGCTGTCTTTCCACCTCGACGAATTGAGTTGTCTGGCTGCGCTCCATTTCCTTGATTTTGAGGTCGCGGATCTTCAGCTGCAGCTCAAGGCTGTCTGTATTGCAGTTTACTTCAAAGAGCGTCACCGTGTCTTTTCTTATGATAGTGGCGTCGGTGGTTGTGTTTTTGCCATTGGAGGCCTGGAGCTCTTTCAGCAGGACGTTTCCGGTACTGTCGCATTCAAGCCAGGCACGCAACCACGCGGAGTCTGCCGGCAGCTTGATGATACTGTCATGCCACCTGTCCTCTACAATGACACTGTCATTTCTCTGAAATATTATCAGCGGCTGCTTGCTTCTGCAGCTCGTGCTTGACAGGGCAGTCATTATTATGAGGGCATGTATTAACCCCGTTAACAGCATTGCGTAGTTTGATGACTTCACGTTGTAATGGTTTGACTATATTTTTCTTAAACTCGTCAACATATTGTTGAGCAAGATTCATCTCCTTCTGATTTATGTCAGCCGCTATTGACTCTATCTCCTTTTTGTGCTTACGACCACTGGTGAACCATCCGCAAGCGACGAGCAATGTTATGATGTCTCGTATTATATCGATGTATTTTTCCATATTATTCAGTCTTAAAGTACAAATCTGCCTCCTTGACGCGACGTCTCAAAAGCCCTTCCAGTTCAACCTTTTTATCGCCGACGGTAGCGTATTTCCAACGCTTGAACTCGTCTCTGATTTTAGGATTATTGCTGTCGGATACCACAAGGCGGCGCAGCGTGGAATGGGTGAAAGCCACAGTGCCGACATTGAACACGAATGAGACAAGGGCATCGAATTGGCTTTGCCTGAACACACCAGCTTTTGATACGCAAGCCTCGGCGACAGCGATATCGTCGGCTAAAAGCTTTTCGGCTTCCGCAACGGATATGCTCTGTCCTTCCCTGACACCTCCGGTGTGCCCCCAGCCGATGGTGAAACGTCCTGCAGGACACATGTAGGCCTTCAGATGCAGGGACTCAAAGCCCTTGATAAATTCGATACCCTTGCCGCTCGTTTTCATGCTATAATTTGTCAGATAGTCGCGGATTGTATTTGCTGCCTGGTACAGATGCCGGATGTCGGTTTAAATAAGTGTAATTAGAACCTGCACATTTTGAGGGACTATATCCAAACAGGAGCAATGGATTATCAGTGTCGAATTCATAACGGTACTTGACAGCCAATGCCTCCATTGCCACATTAGGGCAAGGCATGACTGGTGTATAGCCTGATTCGACTGTAACGTCCATAACGCAAGTAGGCATCTGGTATTCGGCATAGGTGTATTCCACCTGTTCTGCCGGACACACGACAACTGCGGTCTGGTCGTAGATACGATAATTCATCGGATTGCAATTTGCCGCACTGGCTGCAATCATGGCCAAAGTCAAGGCGGCGAAAAGAATGAGCTTTTTCATTGTGTTTGATTTTTTGTTGGTTGAATAATTAGATTGCAAGGAATGTTTCACCATCCCACATGAGTTGCTTGCTTACCTTGGTCGAAGCGGTTCCAGCAAGTGTCGCCACTGTGTCTTCACCGATCTTGACCGTGATGTTTCTTGCCGTTGAATCTGATGTCCAGCTGACAATGACTACCGCACCCACATTGAGGTTGGCGGCTACAGGGGCAAGGGTCAATGTTGTGGCCGCTGAAAGGCTGCCGAGTTTGACAATGGTTCTTTCCCTGTTGATGGCTACGCTTGCGGCGTTTGCCGATACTGTGGGGCTGACGGCTTCTGCAGTCGGGAAGATGGCTTTTACCTTCTTGTTTGTGTCCCCGGTAATGTTTGGAGCTACAAAACTATAGCTCGAATTGTTTTCTGTGTTGACGAACATAATAATGTGTTTTTGATGTTGAACATTAGGCTGTTTCCTGACAAATAAGGCATACACCCTTCTTGTCATTACGGATGTATCTTCCACCTGCGCGTACCAAAGCCGAGATTATATCGCCGTAATATGCAGCCTGTTTCTCGTTGTCGAACAACTCAGTCTGGCCGATAGCGCGTGACACACAGCCGTCATGCCATGCGATACCTGCTGCTAAATCGGTGGCGGCTTCAGCTGTCCATGCTTTCATGTTGCCGGCTGCCGAAGCTTTGGCGACTTTTGAACGCATATAGAAATCAAAACCGAGATAGTTTCCGACGATACCTCTCTTCAGGTCTGCCAAACCTCTAAAGGCTGCAGCTTCCGATTCGGATAATGTCTTGAGGAGTTGGTTGTACATGATGGCGTCAAGCAGCATGCAACGTCCCACCTGTGGAATATCCTGAACATCAAAGATATCTTTCACTTGGAAAACGTCATCTTTTGTGAATGCTTTACGATTACCTGTCGCGCCATGAATGTGCGCCGGAACCGCCGAGCCGGATGATTTTACCGAGAATGGTGATGCCGGAACCCAGTCGTAAATAAGGTCGGCATGTACCGAATCCTGCAACGCCATACGCGAGTTTTTAACGACGGATTCACGCTTTGAATAACTCAACTCGACTTTTTCGGCATTCGTAAGGATGATAGGGTCGGTTGTGTATTCATTAATTTTGTAGTCAAGGTCTTTGTCCTCGCGCTGCGAGATCTGTGCCGGTAACTGTTTTCTGTTTTTGGCAACCGCAGGTGCTCCGCCTGCATTAGGTACGTGTACTGTCTGGCCTTCCACGAAGCCTGAGTGGTCAACAGAACGGTTTGCGAATGTGTTGTCCGCAAAAAGGTTTTCAATCAAACTGTTGATCCAAATTTCTTTTTGAAGTCCCATGTGTTAATCTTTTTTGTTAAACTTTTCGTTGTATTTCTTCTCGTACAGCGCAGGGTCTTTAGCCTTGAGCTCCGCGAGTTTCTCCAGCTTGTCGAGCTCGTCCCATGAGAGCCTCTCGAGGTCGGACACATTGCTGGTCACCTCTGCGCCCATAGGCTTGCGTTTTGAAATAGACTCAAGGATTGTTTTCGCGCCTTCAAAGTCAGACTCGAACAGTTTTTCAAACTTCTCCTTGGCCTTAGCGTCGATGCGTCCGTCTTGGACAGCCTCGTTGATAAGCGTGTCCGCCTGGGCTTTGAGACTCTGAGCCTTCTCGTCCTTCAAAGTCTTAAGTTCAGCCTTCAGCGTCGCGATCTCAGTATCCTTTGCAGCACCGACTTTATCGATGGCGAGGATGATTTCGTCAGCGGTTGCCGTTGCCGGCAATCCGAGTTTTAAAGCAATTTTTTCAGACATTTTTTTTGAATTTAGTTTATTGATAATGCCTTCAGGCAGTGTGCCGTCGGCGAGTGTTATCATGTTTTCGTTGTCGTCGTACAGTATGAGACCGCCGGCAGCGTTCGGGTTTGATGGGATGTCAACGATAGAGACCTCCATAAGCTCACATGCCACGGCTGTCGGGTACTGCTGACCGGGCTTCAGATATTTGGCATCCTCGCTCCAGGTCTTGACGCTGATTCCTATCGAGCAGCTTGAAAGGATGCCGCTCTCCAGTTTCGACTCGATCTTCATTGCGAACTCATCCTTTGCGTCGAATACCGGGGTGCCGTACAGCACGCCGTTCTCAACCGTGAGGTTCTCCCAGCGTCCGATCGGAAGAATCTCGTCAGTCTTGCCCCTTGAGGTGCGGTGGTGATTAAATAGCATGATGGGGTTCTTCAGAAACCGCTCCATGCTGATGCCCTCAGTCAGAACCCAGAAGCCGTAACTGTTGATGCTCTCGTCGGATAGAATCATTCTCTTCATTTGCACTTCGTTTTTCGGTGCAAAAATCCGATGTAAATTATTAAGCCGCAAAAAGTTAGGACAAAATGTCCACATTATTTTATTTTCCGCGCGTAAAACCTCATTTTTGCCTGAAATTTTCAATTCAACAGTCATGACAAAGAAAGAAATCAGTGAAAAAAAAGCAATGGCATACCGCCTGTTTATGAACGGCGGAGCACAAGCCGACGTGGCAAAAGAGGTCGGCATCTCGGCAGCGACATTGTCAAAATGGGTCAAAGAAGGCAATTGGGAGGAACGACTTAACGACGAGAAGACCTCCAGCGTGGAACTCGCAAACAGCATGATGCTCGCCGCCAAGAAGATGACCGACATTATTATAAAGGAAATAGAAGGCGGCAGCTATAACATCGAGAACATCACAAAATGCTCCGACAACGTTGTCAAAATCATGGCGTCAGCTGAAAGGGTGGCCAACACCGTCACAAAAGCCAAGGTCATCGATGTACTCACCTCTCTCGACAAATGGCTCTTTATTCGCTCAAAAACAGACAAAAACCTCACACCGCAGGTGCTATCCACAATCAACTACTACCACCAGGAATACGTCAAATATCTCAACTCCAAGGAAGGGGAGTAAACAATGTCACGGTTGGCTAAGAAAATCAAGCAGCAGGAAGCCGAATGGGCTGAACTTTGCGCCCAGATCCAGAGTGCGACATCCACACTTCCTGTTGGCGACGCGATCGAGCAACAAAAGCGCATCGAGCGGTCACAACGCGACTATGCGTTTTTCGTGTCAACCTATTTTCCATACCTGGCAACCAAGCCAACCGCAAAGTTCCAGAAGGAAGCCGCCAACTATGTCCTGAATAACGAGCGCGCCCGTGCCGTATTTGAGTGGGCACGTGGTCATGCCAAATCCACACATATATCGTTGATTGAGCCTATGTGGATTTTGGCACAGAAGGATCATAAGCCGCTTACAATGGTTCTGGTCTCCAAGTCGAAAGATGCAGCCAAGCAGTTGCTTGGCGACCTTCAGGCAGAATTGGAGTCAAACGAGCTCTACAAATCCGACTTTGGCATTGGCAAGGGCGAGGGAATCTGGAGTGACGGACGCTTTACCACCTCCGACGGTTCCATGTTCATAGCCTTGGGTCGCGGCCAGTCGCCGCGTGGCATCAAGAAGTCGGGGCGCCGTGTTAATTACATCGTCATCGATGACATCGACGATGACGAACTGGTGCTGAATCCGGCTCGTGTGAAGAAAGTCACCGATTGGTGTCTGTCCGCCCTTTATGGTACCATGGACGCAGGCCGTGGCCGTTTTGTCATTGTGGGCAACCGCATCGGAAAGAACTCCGTGCTTGGTAACATCGTCAAGCGTCCAGGATTCCATCACACCGTGGTCAACATGCTTGACAAGAACGGTAACCCGACTTGGAAGGAGAACTTCACCAAAAAGGAGGTAGAGGACATCCGCAAGGAAATAGGCGACCGCCTTTTCCAGAAGGAGTACATGAACAACCCCATCGAGGAGGGAACCATCTTCGAGAAAAAGGACATCCACTATGGCAAGATGCTGCCTTTGCGCCAGTACCGCGCCATCGTCGCCTATACAGACCCGTCATGGAAATCATCAACGAAGAACGACTACAAGGGCACCGTCCTGGTCGGACTCACCAAGACTGGCAAATACCATGTGCTGCGTGCCTTCGGCGACCAGACGAAAGTGTCGGTCATGGTTGGCTGGCATTACGAAATCCGAGACTTCGTGGGCGACACACCTCTTAAATACTATATGGAGGCCGTCTTTCTACAGGACATGCTGCTTGACGAGTTCCGGCGTGTCGGTGAGGAGGTTGGTGTGCAGATACCCATTACAGGCGACACACGGGACAAGCCAGACAAGTTCGCGCGCATCGAGGCCATGCAGCCCTTGTTCCAGCGAGGCGACGTGATTTTCAACGAGGATTACGAGGACGACCAGGGATTTGAGGTGATGGAAAACCAGCTGCTGGGATTCGAAAAAGGATCCAAGGTGCATGATGACCTTCCAGATGCCCTTGAAGGCGCAATTTACAAACTAAGCAAATTAACACGAACCGCCGACACAAGATATGTCGTTGGCGAGCGTAAATCATGGAGATACTAATTATGTTTCTAACACCATCAGAACTAACCAACAACTTGTACGGCCATGTGATTGACAATATCACACAGAACGACCCGCAAGTATCCGAACAGGGCATTTCCGCCGCCATAGGCGAAATGAAATCATATCTGGCAGCCTACGACGCAGACACCATTTTCTCGGCGACAGGGAGCGCGAGAAACCCCCTTATACTTGAAAACACCAAGGTAATAGCTATATGGAACATCCTGAAGCTGAGTTCCGCCGAGACTCTCTACGACACATGGAGAGAGAGATACGACAGGGTCGTTGATTTCATGACAAAAGTCGCCGAAGGCAAAATAACACCCGACCTTCCTGTCAGAACCGGCAGCGACGGCGAGATATCAATCAGAATGAGAATGGGGTCTAATCCAAAATTCACACACGACGTATGATGAAATTTCCTTCAATATTCAAATTGTCGGCTACAAACAAAGAAGCCGCCGTTACAAAGAAAGACAAGCGCATTATCTCGCGTGTCATCAAGAAACAGGAATCAATAACAAGAAGGGATATTGCGGACTGGAAAACGGCACGACTCGAAGCCACAAGAGCCGAGGAACCGCGCCAGCACCTTCTTCAGGTTCTTTACGACGAGATCATGCTTGACGCGAAGATGACCTCGCAGATAGGATTGAGAATAGACAAGTCGCAAGCCGCGGCTTTCTCGCTGAAAAAAGGCGACAAGGTTGACGAGGAGTCAACAAAGATACTCCAGGACTCAGGACTGTATGACACATTCGCAGAAGAAATAATCCTCGCCAATTTTTATAACCACTCATTGTGCGAGTTCTCTTTTGACAAAGGCAAACCCGTTGTCGATATCATTCCAAGGAAACACGTCTCACCTGAAGACGGTAAATTCTATCCTGATGTTTACGGTGACGGCGAAAAGTATAGGGACAGACCCGACTTCGGCACATTCATCCTGGAGTTCTATCCGAAAAAAGGTGACCTCGGACTGCTTAACAAGGCGGTGCCTTACGTGCTGATGAAGAAGTTCGCCATGTCATGCTGGTCAGAACTGTGCGAGATATACGGAATCCCGCCGCGCGTTATGAAGACCGACACACAAGACCCGACAATGCTTGAACGAGCCGAACACATGATGAAGGAAATAGGTGCTGCAGCGTGGTTTATCATAGACACCACAGAGGAATTTGAATTCGCCCAAAGCACATCCACAAACGGCGACGTTTACAAGAACTTCATCTCCGTGTGCGACGAACATATCTCACTGCTTAACCTTGGAGCCGTCATCGGTCAGGACACCATCAACGGTAACAGGTCGAAGGAAGAGACATCAGTCCGTCTGCTTGATGCCATCGTGGAAGCCGACAAGCGCAAGATACAGTTCAACTTCAACCAGAAAATCATACCGGCTCTCGAGAGCCTCGGCATATTGCCTCAAGGCTTGCGTTTCGAGTTCGCACAGGCCGTTGACATCGAAAAGCTATGGAAGATGGTCGTCGAGGGCTCGCAATACTACACCTTCGATATAGAGTGGCTTAAGGATGTCTTCGGCATGAACATCACAGGGATGAAGTCTAATGAGATGCCACCAGAACTCCGTGGCAAGGTGTTTGATTTTTTCGCGTAAGCCCCTACTATAAGGGGCTGCACAATGCACTCCACAGCCTTTACGGAGACACGATCACGCTTTCGGACGCAGATGCCAAGCGTTTCAAAAAGGTTTCAAAAGCCTTTCAAAGGACGGTTAAATGGATGCATGGAAAGCAGTCATTCACTGCCGAGATGCTTTCCGAAGACGAGCCGCAAAAACTGATAAGAGAGACATTCAACGTGCTAAACCAGCCTTTGAAAGACCTCTCTGTATCGCAACACATACCCGAAGAGCTTACCAACGCTCTCAGTGAAAACGTGTTTTATTTCTCCGGATTCAAAACCTATCATGAGCTTAACGAGGCATCCAAGCTCTTGAAGGATAACAACGGCGGCATCAAGTCTTTCGACAGGTTTGCAGAAGATGTCAAAGCCATTAATAACACTTACAACCGCAATTATCTCGAAGCTGAATACGAATTCGCTACCGGTTCATCGCAGATGGCGGTAAAGTGGAAGGAGTTTGAAAAAGACGGCGACCGATATAACCTACAGTACCGCACAGCCAACGACGGACTTGTGCGACCCGAACACGCCGCACTCCACGGCATCACCCTGCCTCCTTCAGATAAGTTCTGGGATAAATACTATCCGCCTAACGGATGGCGTTGCCGATGCACAGCTGTACAGGTCAGAAAAGGCAAATACCCTGAAAGTGACTCCGAAGCCGCATGTAATGCAGGTGAGAAAGCCACCACGCATATAGGTAAGGATGGGTCTAATAAAGCACAGATATTCAGGTTCAATCCTGGCAAGCAGGAAAAAATCTTTCCTCCCAAGCATCCGTATCTGCCTAAAGGCTGCGGCAAATGTGAGTTTAGCAAACTGGCTTACAATCCTAACAGTGAGAAATGCAGAGCCTGCAAGATTATATCTGAGTGTTTCGAGCGACAGCCTTTGCTGCAGCCGAAAACCATCAAAGAATACGAAAATGGCGGCTCGCTTCAATACTATCCGATTATTGACACAAAAACGAGCGACTATATGAGAATAAAAGCCTCTGCAACAGCGTTTGCGGAACAGGGTCATAAAGTCGTAATCACACCAAAATTTGACGGTGGAAAATTCTGTCCGGACTATGATAATATATATGGCGGTTTGAAAGGCACGAAATATTACGGCAAATGTCCTGATTTTTCTGTTGACGGCATGTGGTATGAGCACGAAGGCTTTATAACGAACAATCCAAAACGGGCGTTCAATAATATGCTTAACCACGGAATTAAGCAATCCGACAGGCTGGTACTGGAAGATTGCGGACTTAGCGACGGTTATATGTTGCGTGCTGTCAATGGAAGAATTAAGGCGGGGAAGAAGGTGTCGGAGATATGGATTGCCGGCAATGGCCAAATACGGCTGCTATATAAAAACTGAAGACTAACCTCAAACGAGATTAGCCCAGTATTCGACGAATCCGCAGAATCGTCACTGCAAAAATATAAAACTTTTTAATACGCACAACATTTTTTTGAAAAAATTGTATGGAAGCAAAAGAATTGATTGACGATATCCTATCCGACATCCGTGTCGAGCTGCTCGACGAGTTTGACAAAAACTTCGAACGTAAGGGCTTTTTCGGCAATCCATGGCCGCCCCGTAAGTTCCAGAACAACAGAGGCTCGCTACTGATGCAGTCAGGTAAACTTCGTCGCTCGATCAAAGCGGCCAGAGAAGGTGATGGCATCAGGTTCACCAGCTCCGAGCCTTATTCGGCCATACACAACGAGGGTGGCAGAATAAGGGTTACCGATAAGATGCGCAAATTCTTTTGGGCTAAATATGCCGAGACAAAAGACGAACAATGGAAATGGCTGGCGTTGAAAAAGGTCGGCAGCACGTTGACAATACCCGAGAGACGTTTCATTGGTGACGCCCCGGAAGTGAAAAAGATTGTGGAGGACATAATAGCGGAAAATGTCGAGCGTGCAGGAGAAAAGATAGCCATAGAGCTTCAGCAATAAAAAAGCCCCCAAGTTGACTCGGGGGCTTTTCGTTTATTGGTATTGTGGTGTGACGGACAGACCTGCCATCACTTCCACAACATTCCGCGGTGGTGCCTCGCATTTGAAAGCTGTGGCATATTTCAGCTCGTAGCATTCATATCCTTTCGTCGCAGGAATTCTCTGCATACTGATTCGCACCAACGGCACAAAGCTGTGAGAAGCGTAATGCTGCAGCGCATTGTGAACCGATTGTATGATGTCGAATATTGCGAAGGCATCCTCGCGTTGTGGCGAACCGGCGCTCGATGACAATGTGCGCAGATCTGCAATCGTAACTGTAAGGACTGCCTCCGCGTTCTGATAACCGGCGTTCAAGTCTTCGTACCTCACGCTGTCAACGTCTAAAACAGCGCATGGGAAGTTCACGGCCGGTCTCTCCTCATTAAGCTGTCCCCAGTCTTTGTCAATGTATCTCAAGACTGGCACTTTGTCTGAAAGCCTCGTCTGAACATCCAATAGTATTTGCTTTTCCATATTAAAACAGTTTTAGTTGTCTTTCGTCATCCATGTCCCGTTCCTCTTTTTTGATATTGGTCGAGATATAACGGAGAAGTGTTTTATAACTGCAGGGATACACCGGATACACGTATTTGCGCCAAACCCTGTAATATGATTTGGCTTGATTGCCGGGCTCATAGTGTTCTTGCACTATGTCGCACACATGCCTCATCCGCTCAAGCGTATTCCGATGATGCCTGCTTTTTCTCATTACTTATAAGGCTTGATGTCTATGATAACGGTTTTTGTCTTGACAACTCTGCCGCTGCCGTTACATAACGAGCAGGTACGTGTATAGATATCGTCTTTTTTACCGGTTCCGCCGCAGTCACCGCACACTTCTATCAAAGGCGTGAACTCAAAAACCTTAGCGGTCTCTGGTATCTCAATTTTATTTGTTTTGCTCATTTCCTTACTTTTTTAAATTTTCAACATAATCTTTGAAGGCTTCCTTGTGCCTTTGAATATCGTATGTGCGCCCAAATTCGTTTGCCCTTGGCTTGTGGGTGTTGTACTCTTGCGACTCACTCATCCTGATTTGAACGTATTCTCCGGCTTTCTCGCTGATGTAGTTGTTGAACCAGCCGACAATATCCTGCATTCCGATGCTGCCGTAAAACCTACCATATTGGCCTTTCATGGCGCGTCTGAAGACAATGTCAATATCGGCGGCGTTCACGTTGATGCCCGATTCGATACAGACATCTATAACCGTTGAGGCTATTTCCGCGAGGCTCTCTGGAGGCAGCTGCTTTGTCAGATTCAGCAACGTTTCCATCCTGACAATCTGCATCACTATCAATGCCGCCGTCTCCTTATATCCAAGCTTTTCGACAATCTTGTTTATCGAAGGGAACTTGCTCTCTATCGACTGGCGCACCGTGACGATGCCAGCCTCGCGAACAGCCATCGACAATGCCGCAGGCGTCAGTGCCTCTTTAGAGATAATCGCAAGCGCGTTTTGCTCGTTCATAGCTGTTGTTTTGTTTGATGTTGGCGTATATCTTCTCGAAATCTTTCGCCAGCCCTTCAGGAGTGAAACGGTTGGCAAAGTACCACTTGTTGTCAAGCTGTTTAACCGCTTTTAAAAAGGCGTTTAAATTGCTGACAAGGATGTCTTCAGTAACGACTACGGTGTCCTTGCTCTGACCCTCTACGGTCTTGTCAAGGATGTGCTCAAGCAGCTGCTGCATCCATCTGAAGTCTGCCTTTGTGCCGGTGTAGCCTGTACTCTTGTATTCCATGTGACGGGCTTTGAACTCCTCCAACGCGCGGAACACCGGGAACTTGAAGCCTGTCTTTTTGTTCGACATCGACTCAAGCACCGTGCTGATAAGCTGCATCTTGTCTTTTTTTGTCAGCTTCAGAGCCTCGTTAATTATTTCTGTCAAGTCCATTTTTTGCATTGTTACTGGTGTTTTTCAATTTGCGACCGGCGCATCTGGGACATGTGTCCCAAACGCGTCTGTCGTATTCATATCCGCATTGCGGACAGATAGCCCATACCTCGTGATTGTTGGTGATGTAAGGTATCATGACTCCGTCATTCCCAATGGCACCGATTTCCATGCGCCATTCTCATCTTTGATCTCGGCACGGATAAACTGGCGGCTCGGCGTGGGGTTGTACGACTCCTCGATAATCTTCACGCCTTCCAGAAAACGTGCGTTTCCGCTCTCGTTGGCAATTTTACGGAGCTGCATAACACGGCTCGCCTTGAGAGTGCCTTTAGCGTCACGCGACAACAGGCGCAGAACCGAATCGACCAGCATTCTCGTCTTGTCGTCGGTGGCAAGGCTCTCAATATACTCTCTAACCATGGCAATGCCGTTTTCCACGGTATCAGTATAGTTGTCGAGCGTGTAAACACCGAGCGTAATGCGCTTTGTTCCTTTTGAATTGGTGAATGTGTGTGAAAACTGTCCGTCTTTGGTCATCATCAACTCATTCTTCATTTCCAGAATTGCCTTGAAATTATCAAGGATATTGTTTTTCTTATCCTTGATGTCTGATGACAGAGCTTGAAGCACCGGCATGGATGCCTCTATCTCGTCATCAACCATCTGGCGATAAGCTTTGCGTTGTTCGGCAGCTTGGCGTTCGGCTTCTTTTTTAGCCTTCTCTTCCTTGAACTTGTTGAACTCGTTAAGTTCAGCTGCAGTCATTTCTACTGTTTGTTTCTCTGACATGGTGTTATTATTTTAAGTTATTCGTTATCCATATATTTTTCAGCACAACACCCCCAATTATGGGCGTGCATATACCAGTGCTTTTTTTTCGTCATAAACGCCATCATCATAAGCGATGAATCCTGCGATGTTCCAGCCAATCACAAAACCCAAAATAAGGGTCACTATTGCTATACCAAAAGTTATCATTTCTTACCTCCTTCTTTCCATTTGTCGTTGTTCTTCCATTCCGGCAACAAATGCGGTTTCAAGCAATCCCCATGTCGGATTATCGATAGGGTTTGCCTTTTTTACTCCATCCACATAACGTCTTGCCCTCTCATCATTATTTATCTCAACGAGCGACTGCCACACATCGTAAGTTCTCTTAACCGGATAAAAATGGAAGGCGAAGACATATTCGTCAACTCCTCTTTCGTCAGGGTAGCATGAGATGTAATCGCCGTGCGAAAACTCGACTTTCAGTCTCTTCGTGCGCGGATAGGCATTGTTCAATTCCTCAACCTTGTCGCGGATTTCCTTAATCAACGCATCGCGTGATTTTTCGTCATAAATCAGGCAGTTCTTAAACTGGTTAACGAACTCTTGGATTTCGGCACACTTGCGGTTGGCCGCTCTCCATGTGTTGGGTTTTTCGATGTAGTAATTCATTTGTACTTAGTTTTTAATTGTTTAACATTTAGTTACCGTGTGGAGGCGGAGGGAATCGAACCCTCAAAAAATTCACGTGGACTATCCATTTTGTTGTTTGCCTTTCGCCTCCTGCCGCTTATACAGTCCCGGAATGCGGCAAAGAACGTCACGGGGTACTGTTTGTCTTACTCTTCCGGATACGGATTGTGGTCATCCTGTTTGCTGTAACCACTGTCTTTCTCGTTCTGTTCGTTCATAGTCTTTTTGTTTTGTAGTCATTATCGAAATAATGCGCGTAAGCCTCAAACCGTTTCTCTTTACGGCGTTGCTCGGCATCCAGTACCGCGTCGGCCTCCTCAACCTCCAGCGTCGTCATGTCCTCCAGCTGGGCTCTCATTCTCACCGTTGCGCGTTCGGCCTGCTTCATCATCCACTCAATGCTTTTCTCCATCACTTGAAACAGATCTTCGTCAAGTCATCCTCAACCCTTATCACCGACTGTTTGCGGCAGAACTCGTTATAGATTCTGGTCAGCGTGCCTTCCGGAATGCGGTTGAAGTCGTGGTCAACCATCGTCGGAACCATGCCGGCAGCTCTAACCGCCACGCCTTTGATGTATTCCAGCGTCGGCTGCTGGCCGTAAAGCTCCAGATATGCACTGATGGCTTTGATCACGCCTTTGCGCTTGCGGTCGAGGTCGTCACGGCATTTGCGCTCCTGTGGGTTGCGGCGAAGCTCCCCAAGGTAGCGGAGCAGATCCTGCGCCTCGATATAGCCGAGGTCTTTCAAGCTGCTGGTTCTGCCTCTGGTGAAGTCGCTGATGAAGTAGTGACGGCCATCATCATCAAGACCGAGAGCCTTGAAGTTGAGTAACAGGCTTCTGCGCTGTGCGTCACTGATACCGGTGTTTTTAATTGTTTCCATGGTTGAATGCTTGTTTTATTTTCCGTTCCAATAAGCGTCTGCGCCTTTCTGCCACACCACAAACGGCTCTCCGCCACCGTAGCGCGACTGCGCAAACGCCTTGTAACCTTCAACGTAAATCTTCACAAATGAATCGTATTTGATGGCCTTGCCCACGTTGCCGCGAGGGTCTCTGCCGTCGGCGTGCGACACGAGGATAAACAGCTTGTGCGGAAACTCGTTGATAAGCCCGGTATAATCCTTGTAGGTCAAACCGGTGTACTGCAGCGAGTCGATTATCACAACCTGCGGACTGCGCTGTTTCGCAAGACGCTCACGGAGCATCGGCACAGTCTCTTTGTCGAGCAGCACAAACGACCGCTTCACGTCCGACATGCCGACATCCTCAATGGCCTTCTGCATCGACAGCGACAATCCCTCCTCGAGCGAGTCGTAAGCCACGCGAGTAAAACGCGCCATGTACCGAGCCAGCTGCAGGGCGAAACGTGTCTTTCCGTTTGCCGAGCCTCCCCAGATAATCCATCCGCCTTTTATCTCCGGGCAGCCGATTGACGCAAGCCACTCACCCTCGAAAGGAAGCACCTGCGGCTTGTAGTCGCGGATGTCGTTAACCGTCAAAGCGCGTTTTATTGCCATTTTAACACTGTTTAAGCGGTCATTCTCATCTGTCCGAGTGTTGCATGGATCTTGCGGCGTACGCGGCGCAAATCGCCCTCGGAATCGTTAATTATATTGTCGATGGCATCTGAAGCCGTGATGCCGTTGGCCTCACAGATGGCGGTGATGTCGGCAGCCGACACACCCTTCAGCTCAATGCACCTGCGTCCAAGGCGCGACCAGATCTCGTTGTAACCTTTCTTGTTGAGCTTGATGCCTCGCTCGATGCGCTTGCAGAGGTGGTTTGTGGCGCAAAGCACGATGCCGCACTCATCCTCAAGCTGGTTGTAAAGCGTGATAAAGAAGTAAAGCACCTGGTCACTCAGTTTGTCGGCCTCATCGAGTATCAGAAGCGGCGACTCCTGCATCTTCAGTGTGCGCACCGCCTCGTGCATCATCTCGCCTACAGTGAATCCTGTATAGTCGCGTCCGAGCGATGTGAGCAGCTCCGAAAGGAACATCTTACGGTTCCAGTACTCGTTGCAGCACAACAGATAAGCCTGTCTGGTGTTGGCTATGTAGTTTTTGATGGTGAACGTCTTCCCGGTACCGGCATCACCGGTGATGGCCATCACCAGCGAATTGTCTTGAGCGTCCTGAAGATACTTGTTAAGGCGTTTGAAACCGCGAGTCTCCACGGCCTCCCATTTCTCCTCCTTGTAGCCGATCTGCGCCGCCACGTTGCGCCACATGTCGTCTTTTATCAGTTCCCAGTTGTTGTTAAGCATCTGGCTGATGGTGGCAGCCGACACGTTCTTAAGCGAGTTGGCAGCCTTGTTTTGTGAGTCGTAGCGGTCGCAATAGTCGCGAAGCGCGTTGACGATGTTCTGTTTTCTGATGTTTTCCATAATGACTTAATTTTTAGTATTTAGTAACTTGCATAAATGTCCTCTTCAATTTCCGCAGGCTCAAACACCTCTTGTGCCTTGATAGCTAAGCGAGCGTCGTTGCGCCTGTCTTTGTGCTGGCCGTTGGAGTCGGTTATCATGAGCTTCTGAAGCGTGTCGAGAGCCTTGGTGTCGTCGAGCAGTCCGGCTGCTGTCTCCATGTAGTCGCCGAGCTGGTTGGCTATGCGGTGCTCCTGACGCTTGTTGAAGTCAAGCACACGGCGCAGCTGCTCCGCGTCGCCTTCCTTGCGGTCGGCCAATGCCATCGGCTGAACGTATTTCTCCTCGCACAGGAAGCGCAAAGTCTCATCCTCACTCACCGCCAGCACCTTGCTCTTGTCGTCAGGGTCGTAGCGCACCTCCCAGCGTTGTGAAGCATATTTGCGGAAGTTCGGATCAAAGCAGTCGTAGTCGTGCTTCACACCGCCGATGGTGACCTTCAGGCCGCTGCCCTGCAGAAGGTTGCGCTGGCCTGTGGTGGCTCCGAAGAGCATCAGATATTGCTCGTATGAAAGAGCCGCGCGGCGTGTCTCAGGCATCTCCTCGAAACGTGCCATATACTCATCGTGGAGCTGGGCGCGTTCCGCCTCGATAAACCTCACAAGCTGTGCGCACACGCCGTCCCAGTCCGGGAAGTTGTGACGCATCTTGTTGAGGTAGTCGGAGTTCGGCTGAAGCTCCTTGCGGCTCGTCACGCCGAAGCCCGACCAGTTTATCTGAAGTTGGCAGTATTTCTTGTTGAAGTAGTTGAACCAAGGCTCAATGATTTTGGCTTTTGCGTTTTTCACAGCTGCTGGCGTGGCGTGTTCCGCCATACCGGTATAAGTCGGCATCATCTTCTTGATGGCGTAGTTGTCCGACTGGAGCTGCGCCGTGCGGTACATCGCACCAAACAGCTCGGCTGTGTGCTTGGCTGCGTTGCGGAGAGCCTCCTTGATGAGTTCCGGGTTCTCGCGGTCGCCGATGGCGTAGCCTATCGGGTACTTGCAGCAAGCGTCCAGTACCACCACAATCGTCGGGCGGTTGTGATACACCGTCACGTTTTTGTCGTTGGTCTTCTGATACAGCAGCTCCGCATCCCAACCGTCCATCGTCCAGAACTGGAGAGGATAGTCAGGGGCTTGGCGTTTAACCTGCATCGCCTTGTTATTGCGATATGCCGTGGCACCGTGGCGGCGTGCGTATATCACGTCGTCGAGCTTTTCGCGCCAAACGGCAACAGTCCCCGAGCCTATCTTCTTCCAGTGCATCTGCTCGGCGAGCATATTATAGAGATAAGAGACCTGTTCATTGTCAAGGTTGCGAGGGTCGCTCATCAGCACCGCCAACGCGCTCTGCTGGTTGTTGTCAACCACCTTGGCGGCGTTGCGGTTCTGAGCCTTGTAAGCCTTGTGGATGAGGCTCTCGCAGCCTTCGTCGATATAACGCTTGTATTTGCGCTCGAGGCTCCGGGCGTTGGCAGGCAGGGCGTGCGGATAGATCTTCGTGTCGAGCGACTGCACGCACTCCGATATCTCATCCCAGAAACGTGTCGATGTGTGGCCGAGGGCTGCGCGTTTTGCCCTGCGGTTTGCGATGAGCTTGCGGATGCCTTCGAAGATGACCGCGTTGGCGTAATACTCGCGGCGTTTGTCGGGCTGGAGACCTTTGTCGCCAACCTTGTAAGTGTCGAAAAACTCAGCTATCTCGGCTGATGCCTCGATGCACTCCTCAACGGCGTTGGTCTTGGCGGTCTTGTATGGATCCGGAACCAGCTGCAGCACCTTGGTCTTGAACCTGTCGGGCAGGCTCTCAAACGCCACCAGCGCAGGCGTGCCGGCACAGGCGCGGCGCACAACGGTGATGTCGTGGCGATTGCATAATTGAAGGTAGTTTGACCTTGATATAATATCATTATCAACCAACCACCGGGCTTCAACCGCTAATGTGTTATTGTAGTACTGCATTTTTTTATATCTTTGCAAAAAATTTATCTCATCATGCGTCTGAAATCAGTTATCACATTTGAAGTCACCGAAGACGAGCTGTCTAATAATTCGCGTATATATCGTTATATGGAGCAGCATCTTCAGAAGTTCCAAATTCCATTTTCATTTCATTGCCGTTGTGACAAACTTCAAACGTTCCCTTTAGAACCTGCGGCAAACAACTATTTAGTTTTTGAATTAGACCGAGAAATTCGGCACCCAGAGTCAGTGCATTACATTTCTCAGATAATTGAAGGCTTATGCGGACTTGAGGCTCTTTTGAATCCGAGGTGTTATTCATATACTTATAATTTAAAGGTTGTTGACTGATTTAGCTTTTAATCTCATGTAGATGTAGTTTGTCAGGATCTGGGGGTTGATGCGGTCGAGCATCGCATAGAATTCCTCCATGTTGACGAGGGCTTCAATTTTACCCCCCCCATTATGTAATTCTCTAATTTACAACGATTTACGTTTAACTCGATTTTCATAGCGCGTCTCCTTCCTTTTCTTGATCGAGCTTGCGGAGTACAATGGCTCCAATTGCCATCAGCACTACACCAGTGAGGCGGAGCGCGATTTCGTGGTTGCTTCCGTCGGCTGTGCATCCTGCCAGGAATATCCCTGCGATCACTGCCGTTGTTCCGATAACTTTTAGTGTTTTCATACCTATAATTATTAAGTGTTAGTTGGCTTCCTTTAGCAGCACACCGCCGCTATTCAATGCGGCGCGGCGTATCTTTCTGGCTGTGTCACTGTCGCGTTGGAAATTCAACGCCAGCGATATGTACGACTTCGACACGTTGAGAGTTTTCGCAATCCTTTTGCGAGCCTCTGTATCAGTCAGTTGAATTTTTTGAACCAT